CGCTTGGTGATTGTTCCCTTTGATGCCAAGTTTACCCCCAATGATGCAGATTTCCGCCCATTTATTAAAGATGAATTGTGTGAACAAAGTTCAATGGAATATCTGATCCAGTTGGGCTTGAATGCCCTGAAGCGTGTTCTTGGGAACGCACAGTTCACCACTTCCAGCAGAGTTCAGGGGCAGTTGGACGAATATGAGGAAAACAACAACCCCATTATTGGGTTCATCAATGAAGTTGGCCTTGACGGGATTGAAAATGAAGCCACCGATTCCGTGTATCGCCGGTATAAGGAATATTGCATTGCAAACAACTTCCAAGCCCTTTCCAAGATTGAGTTTTCCCGGCAGATCACAAAACGCTGTGGCTTCACAACGGTTCCCAAGTGGATCAGAAATTGGAAAACCCGTGTGTTTGTGAAAGGCGGTGACACAGAATGAGTGGTTCCAAGAAGGTGTTCACCACTTTGGGCAGTTCCAACCATGTTCCCGAAGAACGGGAAGCATTTGATTACTACGCCACCGATCCAAGGGCCGTGGAAATGCTTCTGGAACTGGAACAGTTTTCCCCGGTCATTTGGGAACCGGCCTGTGGTGAAGGCCACATTTCCAAAGTGCTTCAGGCCCACGGTTATGAAGTCATTTCAACTGATCTGATTTACCGGGGCTTCGGTGATCCTGAACCGCTGGATTTCCTGAAGGAAACGCTGGACGATTTTGAAGGCGATATAATCACAAACCCGCCGTATTCAATGGGGCTTGAATTTGTTCAAAGGGCGCTTGAAAGCGTCCGCCCCGGTGGGAAAGTGGCTATGTTCCTGAAGGTTCAGTTCTTGGAGGGGCAAAAACGGGGTGAGTTCTTCAGGCATACCCCCCCCGAAAAGTTTATATCAGCCGTTCCCGGCTGGCCTGTTATAAAAACGGTGATATGACCGGGAAACCGGAAAGCGCCATTGCCTATGCGTGGTATGTGTGGGAAAAGGGCTTCACCGGTGATCCGGTGATCAAATGGTTCAACTGAAAGAAAGGATGATTTCAATGTTACCTAAAACCAAAACGGAACGCCATTCCGATATTTGCAAGGAAATCAATGCCTTGTACGCCATGAAAAATCATGACTATGGTGACAGCTTTCACCAGACCTTCACGGAAGAAGGAATGGCAATGCCCCGGATCAGACTTGGGGATAAGCTGGCCCGGTTCAAGAGCCTGACCAAATCCGAGGTTCAGGAAGTCAAGGATGAATCTATCCGTGATACCCTGATTGACCTTGCCAATTACGCCATTATGACGGTTCTTGAACTGGACGATCTGAAAGCGGAGGAACACGCCGATGAACGCTAACCGTTATATGCGGGATTCCTTGCGAACCGCTGACCGTTCCAACATGGATCGGCTGAAGCTGGAATGTGCCTTGGGCCTTTGCGGTGAAGCCGGTGAAGTGGCCGAACAGGTGAAGAAACATTTCTTCCACGGCCATGAACTGGACAAGCGCCACATGATTGAAGAACTTGGTGATGTGGCTTGGTATTTGGCCGTTTTATGTGATGCCATCGGTTCTGACCTTGATACGGTCATGGAAGAAAACTTGAAAAAGCTGGAACAGCGTTACCCTGAAGGGTTCGATCCTTACCGGTCACAGCACCGGAATGAATTGGGAGGTTGAAGAAAATGAAAATTATCAAGCCTGATGTGCAGTTCATCACCCCGATTGATGGGGCCACTATTCTGAAGCGGCTGGAACAATGTGGCCGTGTCTGCTACAAGTCCGAGGATAAGATCACGGAAGGTTCCGCTGAAAAGTTCGTTGCCGGGATCATCAAGCGTGGGCATGAAGCAGTTCTGGAACATTGTTCCTTTACGGTGAAGTTCATTTGTGATCGTGGGGTTTCTCATGAGATCGTCCGCCACCGGATGGCTTCTTACTGTCAGGAATCCACCCGCTATTGTAATTACGGCAAGGGCAAGTTCGGTGAGGAAATCACGGTGATTGAACCTTGCTTCCTTGAACCCGGTTCCAGAGCCTATGACTATTGGCGGGATGCCTGTGAAGGGGTGGAAATTCGCTATTTTGATATGCTGGCGGAAGGATGCACACCGCAAGAAGCCCGTTCGGTTTTGCCCAACAGCCTGAAAACGGAAGTGGTTATGACTGCCAACATTCGGGAATGGCGGCATTTCCTGAAGTTGCGCTGTTCACCCGCCGCACACCCGCAGATGCGGGAAGTGGCCCTGATCCTGTTGGACAAGGTTCACGCCCTGATTCCGGTGTGCTTCGATGATATTTGGAGTGAATACCATGCCGATGTTTAAGAAGTCCGGTGGTAAAATCTTCGCCGTTCAGTTCAACAAAGCTGAAGAACGGGCCTTGGATCAGGAAATCAAGAAACAGATTGTGGAAAATGATCGGGCCTTTGACATGGACAAAGAATCATCCATCCTGTGGATGCTTCACACTCAATTTGGCTTTGGCCCAAAGCGCCTGAATCTGGCGTGGAAGCTGTTCTATGCCGAAACCTTGAAGCTACGGGAACATTACCTGATGGAACAAGCCGATGATGGGTGGTTGGCCCGTAAAAAGCTGAAGGACATTGGGTGTGACATTGAAGAATGGTACAGAGAAGAAGGAGGGAAAACCGATGCCTAAACCTTGGGAAAATGCTGAAGGGTATCACGATCCGACAGCCTACCACGGCACAAAGAATATCATCCGTGACGAGGATGAACAGCAGAAGCTGGTGAACACCCTGATCTTCGTCCTGAAGTACATCACCCGTTTGGCGGGGTTTGAGCTTCTGAACCGCATTGAAATCAAAGACCGTAAGACCGGGAGGGAATACAAATGAAAGAGCCATTCAAGTGTTGTTGGAATTGCCGCCTTGGTGGAATACGCCTTCACCTGTCAGATAAAAAGCAAGACGATGAATCCGCCGTAACTGAAAGATTGTGTATGTCACTTACTGAAATGCTACTCCATCCCGGAAAAGTTGGCCCTTCAAAAAATCCGTACATTGTTCGTGACTGTCCTGAATTTTATTCCAGACCTTCAGAAATCAATTTTGGGCATGAAATAAGTGAAGCAGAAGCTAAAAAATTGAACACCATGACCGTTGCTGAACGGTTGAAATATTGGTGGAACACCTTGAACGCCTAACCAGTATTTCTTCAATAGGGGTTGGAACAGCGTGTGGAACAGGTATGGAATAGATGTTTTTTCTATATCTGTTCCGCACGAAAACCCTTGATATATCAGGCTTTTTCAGTTGTTTTCAGGGAACGGAACAGATGGAACAGATGTAAATATACTTTCTTCTTATTAAGAAAAAAATATATAAGAAATGAGTATATAAGGAACTGCCCGTTTTATCTGTTCCATGCGTTCCAAAGTCCTGAAACCACTTGATTTTTCAGCATTTATTAACGGTACAGATGCAATGAAAACGGAACAGACCACCGCAGAAAGGATGTGTTACATAGTGAATGACAAAGACCTTTCCCAACAGGCTAAAGAATACTTTGCCCAAATCAGGAAAACGGATCGTTTGATCAATCGGCTTGATAGCACCATTGCAACCTTGCGTTCCAGCTTGACTTCTACCGGAAGCCAACTGAAACAGGACAAGGTTCAGACTTCAGGCCCCAAGAATACCCTTGAAGAAACCATCACCAAGATCATTGACCTTGAAGCCAAGATCAATGCCCGGATTGATGAACTTATAAGCATGAAACAGGAAGCGTTCACCATGATCAACCGGATTCCTGACCTTGATCAGCAAAATATTCTGATCGGGCGCTATATTCAGTTGAAAAAATGGAAAGATATTTCTGAAGAACTGAATTATTCTATGCAATGGGTTTTTGAACTTCACGGAAAGGGTTTACTTGCTTTTGCCAAGGCAAACAGCGACTTTCTAAACAACCGAGAAAACCAGAGTACCACCGGTTCCAAACAGAGTAAAGAATCGGTAGAATAGTAAATAAGAAATTGCGCCTACGGGAAACCGGGGCGCTTTTTCTATGCCTGATGAAAGGGGTGAATACCTGTGACACCAAGACAGCGGAAGTTCTGTGATGAATACCTGATCAGCGGCAATGCTACGGATGCGGCAATCAAGGCGGGGTATTCGCCCAAGACTGCCAAGCAGACGGGTTCTGAAAACCTTGCAAAACCTGACTTGAAAGCGTACATCGAAACCGAACTTGAAAAACTTCATTCGGCCAAGATCGCTGATGCTGAAGAAGTCATGAAATACCTGACTTCGGTAATGCGGGGTGAACATACTGAAGAAATCCCGATCCTGTGCGGTGACGGTTGCCAAGAGTTGACGCAGAAAGAGGTTGGGGCCAAGGAAAGGCTGAAGGCCGCTGAACTGATCGGCAAGCGTTATGGTATGTTCACGGACAAGGTAGGTGTGGAAGGGGCCGTTCCGGTGATTATCACGGGGGATGATCAACTTGAAGATTAGCCCACAGGCCAAGCGGGTTCACCTTCCTGAAGTGGTTGGCAAGGGTTACGGAACCTTCTGGAACTTCAAAGGCCGTTACCGGGTGTGTAAGGGAAGCCGTGCTTCCAAGAAATCCAAGACAACGGCCCTGAACATCATCAAACGGATGATGCAATACCCGGAAGCCAATACCCTTGTGGTTCGCAAGGTGTTCAGAACCTTGAAAGATAGCT